GCTGCTGTTGGCATCGCTGAGCCGCTGTATCAGGCTGTCTCGGCTGTCGTGATGGCGCTGGCTGGCCTTGCTGCCGTTCTCCTGGTTGAGAACAAGGCATAATGCTCAAGTTCCTGATGACCCTGCTGGGTGTGATCGACAAGCTGTTGGGAGCTTGGCAGGCACATCATTGGAAGCGGCAGGGTCATCAGGAAGCAGCAAAGGAGGCAGCGCATGAAATTGAGCAACAGATTGCTCTTGGCGAAGCTGCTAATAACATTCTTGATCCTGATCGGTCTGACCGCTTGCGTTCCAAATACGACCGATCCCGTTCCGCTCAGTAACTATTGCGCGCTGACGAAACCGATCACCTACGACACCACCAAGGACACACCGGAGACTGTGGCTGAGATCGAGGCCCACAACAGTCGCTATGAGTGCGTCTGCAATCATGACTGCCCGAAGGGGGTGAACCCATGATCGATTTTGATGATAGCCTTCTTGAGTTCGCCACAGAGCGACAGCGCGAATACCTTGAAGCTTGGCGCGAACATGGTTCCATGCGGGCCGCAGCAGACGCAATGGGCGTCCACTGGCGCAACATCATCCAGGCCAAGGAGCGGGTGCAGAAGAAGGCCGCTCTGCGCGGCTACTCACCATCGCATGACATGGTCAAGCCTGTGCCCGAAGGCTTCGTGGTCAAGGGCGTCTCGACCTATTACAACGACGAAGGCAAGCCGACCGGACAATGGGTGAAGTCAAGCCTATCCCACCAGGCTCTGCTGGATGCCCTGCGCGAGGCCGTGGACGCGCTCAAGGAAGAGATTGTCCCTGTCGCTCCAGTGGTTGGCCCTGCCTTCACAGAGGCCGCTCTGTGCAATCTATACACCTTCACCGATTACCACCTCGGAATGCTGGCATGGCACCGCGAGGGCGGCGAGGATTGGGACCTGAGCATTGCCGAAGGCATCCTGCTTCGCTCCTATGCTTACATGATCGCCATGTCTCCGAAGGCGTCTCACGCCGTCATCAATATCCAAGGCGACTTCCTGCACACGGACGGCAAAACCCCGGTGACCCCGGCGCACGGTCACGTTCTGGATGCTGATAGCCGCTATCCGAAGATTCGGCGCGCTGCGATTCGCATCATCCGCGAAATGGTGCGCATGGCCCTAGAGCGTCATGACACTGTGCATCTGGTCATTGCCGAAGGCAACCACGATGAAGAAGGCACTGGCTGGCTCTCTGACATGATGGCGGTGGTCTATGAGAACGAGCCGCGCCTGACTGTCGATGACAGCGCGCTGCCCTTCTACTGCCACCAGTGGGGCCAGGTCATGCTGGGCATCCACCACGGCCATAAAGTCAAGAACGAGGCGCTGCCCCTGCTGTTTGCTGCCCAGTTCCCAGAGGTGTGGGGATCGACCAGGCGGCGCGAGATTCACTGCGGCCACCGGCACCACCGCGACGAAAAGGAATACAACGGCGTGACTGTCGTTCAACATCCTACTCTGGCAGCGCGTGATGCCTATGCGGCGCGTGGCGGCTGGATCGCAGATCGTGCAGCCTGGGCGATCACCTACCACCGCGATTATGGCGCAGTGGGCCGGGTAATGGTCACTCCTGAGATGGTTCGCTAGCAGGCATAAAGACCCTAATCTGGAATGGGACGCCTTTCCGCTCAAAGTCGAACCGGGCGAAATAGTCTGGTATGAAAAGCCTGATCTTATCGGCATCCTTGATGACCTGAAGGCCAATGGCGAGAGCCAGTATCAGGTCCTCTTCGTCGTAGTCAAAATCTGAGGTCATTGCTGCGCCTCAATCTGCTCTGGCGCATAGATGTGCAGCGCCCCGGCCACTTCTGGAACAGTGCATTCGACAACGTAGCGCAGCTTGCCCTGCGTGGTTTCAAAGATGGCGACGATCACGCCAGGCCAGCGATAGCCTTTGACCTTCTCGACGCGATCTCCAATCTTCAGTTCTTCGGTCATTGCGTGTCCCCCAGTGCGGCGCGAGTGTTCCATGCGGCGAGGGCTTCGGCTTGGGTTTGATACCCACCCACCAATCCAGCCTTCCCGTTGGTTATCCCGCAACTAACGCAGCCGCAAAAGAACGCTTCTGTAATGGGCAACCCATCTTTCCAAGTGGTATCAACGAGCGGCCTTGCATATTGAGTATGCCCAGTGCCATACGCATCACCCCCACAAAACGGACATGGCAGCAACGCAGCAGCTTCGATCATCTCGTCGGTCATTGCGTGTCTCCCAGTGCGGCGCTCACACGGGAAAGGATTGCTTCGACTACCAGAGGTTCGCTATTCGACATCCAGTCCAGCGCCTCGCGCAGAACACCCACTTCAAATGCCTGTTTAGCGCCAGCCTCCGCAAGCCGCTCGTTCTCGGCAGTCAGGGCTTCGATGCGGTCGGCGGCTTCCAGATGCAGACGCTCCAGTAAATCAAAGTCGATGCACCAGTGCTTTTCTTGCCAGCGGTAATAGCTGTCCTCGTCGCGCAGCCACTTCACCAGATCGTCAGTCATTGCGTGTCTCCCAGTGCGGCGCGGGCGGCAATCGGGATAGCATTGCGGATTGCTTCGGCGCTGTAATACCCCTGCCTAGGATCAAAGCCGCATTCCTTAGCCAGCCATTCACCGTCCGACATAAACAAGTGCGTCCACTCATCGCCAATCACATCGCCCGTGGCATAGGCGCTCCATAGGTTCTCCTCGCGTTCAGCTACCAACGCCTCCCGCAGCCGCTCGTTCTCGGCAGTCAGGCGGTCGATCTCGCGGCGTTGCCAAGCCAGCGTGTCGAGGGCGGTGTCGATGATCTCGTCATCTTCATTGCGGTCGGTCATTTCAGATGCTCCCCGGCTTCGATGGCTGACGCGATGTCGTGTGCATCTGGATACGGCTCTTCGTCATCCCGCAGCCATGCCACGATCTTGGCGCGCTCCTCTTCGGCAGCACGGCGCAGCTTGATCTCCCAAACTGCATCCCTAGCTTTGAGCGAATTATCAAACACCAGCGTGGCATCGCCATCCTTGATCCAGAAGCGTTCTTCCTTCTGGCAGAAGTTGATTGGAATATCGGTCATTCCACTTCCTCCTCGATGTGCGTGATCCGCACCAGTTTCATCTTGCAACCGACTCGCTGCTCGGAACGGAGTTTCTCCTCTCTGGCGCGCAGAAGGCTGTCAAAGCTATACACTGGAGTGTCGCGTAGAGTGCGCACCTGGTAGGTAACGTGGTTCATTTTATGCTCCTTCAACTAATCTCTATGCCCCGATCCTGCCCATGCAATTTTCCCTTGTCAAACATTTTTTGTGCGGTAGGAATCGGACATCATTTAAACGATAGGTGACAATATGAGAAAGGAACTGAGGGAAGAAGCCGAGCGGCTGGTCAAGGAGCATTCCAGCGCCAGCTACATCAGGCAGCTTATTCTCAATAAGTATGGACAGACGCTGTCGCTCAAGAAGATCGCAGCTTTGCGTGGGGTCTATCTGCGCAGCGATCCCAATTACAAGCGGTCTAGCCATAATGCGAAGCCGCTTCCCGATGACTTCGCCCAGGTCGCACCGACCATGACGAAGACGCAGCTCCAGCGCCACTATGGCGTTCTATGGAGCGGCACCATTGACCGCTGGCTGCAAGAAGCTGGCGTCAGTGCGCGGCGATTCGTGCCGCAGCGCAACCGCCTGTCCCAGATGGGACGGGTCAAGGCGACACCTAAATTTGAGAGGCATAGAGATGAATATGAAATCGCCGCAGACACGTTGAGGCGTGAGCGGTTCCCTGTTAATCGCTGTAACCAGGATGGTGGCTTCAACGTCACCGGCAAGTACTGGCGGGTCGGTCGCACGATCCTGACAAACGAAGAATTGATCGAAAAGGCAAAGCGTTATGGCTGATAGACCAGAATCTAGTTTAACTGCTGCGATGGAGCAGGAGCGAATTTCAATGTTTCTGATGTCAGAAAATCTGCTCCGCGCCCTGTGGCGTGAGCATCCCGAAAAGCTGCGCTATGCAGCCGCCAAAGGCAGAAAGGTGGTATCCTACTAATGAAGGCTCTCAAACGAATCGAACGGCTTCTGGCTGAACTCGCAAGCCGCACCGACCGCGAGGTCCCCAAGGCTGACGTTGAGCATATCCTGCGCGTCTGCCGCGCCCAGATCGAAATGGTCGAGCAGGGCCTAGAAGACTAAACCTTATCGGCCATGAATGCGTCAATCTGCTCGATGGCGTGTTCATGGCCGTGGCACACCAGAACGGTGTTGCCGATCTCGGTCAGGTACGCGATCCAGTTATGCTGATCTGGCGATAGCCGACCGCCCTTAACCCGCTTCATTTCGATCCAGAGATTGAACTCTGGCACAAACAGGTCAGGGACGCCCCTAGAGACGCCCTCTGCCTTTAGCTTCATTGCCGTGACCTTCGACCGCCAGCCGCCATTGGGGATCGCAAAAATGCGTATCGGGCTGTACTTGCGGCGGAACCAGCTAACAACGTGGCACTGCTCCCAATGCTCTGACGGCAGCTTTTCAGTCAAAAGGGAATCTCCTGCGCCCAGGTCGGGCAACTGTCTTGCTTCTGGGTGAACTCAAGCGGCACTTGGACGTTGAATGCAAAGCATTGGCCCTCGCTGCCGTAATGATCGCAATTGTAGCAGAAGCGCGGCGGTCCTTTTGCCAGCCATGCTTCATATTCGATTAGGGCCTGTGGCTTCGGATGACGCGGCATTACCAAACCCTTCTTAGAACGCGATAGAACTTGCCGTCTTTGCGATAGTGGATACTGAGCGGAGGAGAGGCGTCAGTCAACACCTCGGCTGCTTCATCCAGCGTTGGATTTTGGCGCAAGGCTGCACCCGATTCGTCTGCGATCTCGCGCACGGCAATAGCTGCCCTGGTGCCAGCATATCCATCGTGCAGCACCGTGAAGTATTCGGTCACCACAGGATCAGACAGCGCGCCATAATAGGTCACCTTGAGCATCTTCTTGCCGCTGGCTTTGCTGGTGTGAACGGCCCAATTCCAGTTATCGATTTCCATCTCAAGCGGCGTCTCACCCATGATGTCATCATTGTGGAGCTTGAGTTGAGGCTTTTCCTTTTCCTCGATCTCGAAAGGCTGGCCGCAAGCCGGGCATTCCTTGACTGATGCGTGAACCAGTTCGTGGCAGTTCTCGCAGGCCTTCATTGGCGCTTCGCCAGAGCCGGAGCCTTCGCCAACCTTATTGGGCGGCGTCACGGCGGTGATCGGGCCATGCATCCGCACGACCCCGGCAAAGTCCAGCACCAGGCAATGATCGGTGTGGCCCTTAATTCTCATGCCCCGCCCGGCCATCTGGACATAAAGGCTCGGCGACATAGTGGGCCGGAGCATGGCGACCAGATCGATGTCGGGATAGTCGAAGCCGGTGGTCAGCACATTGGCATTGGTCAGGGCGCGCAGCTTACCAGCCCGGAAGTCGGCAATGATCCGCTCACGCTCGGCCTTTGGCGTGTCACCAGTGACGCAATCAGCTTGGATTCCATAAAGATTGAGTGCCTCGGCCACAGCGCGGGCGTGATCGACACCAGTGCAGAAAAACAGCCATGCCTTGCGATCACCGGCACGGGCGATGACTTCCTGCACGATCTTGCAGTTGAGCAGATCGGTATTGACCGCAGCGGCAAGCTCCGACTCGATATATTCGCCACCCCGCTTGTGGACGCCAGCCAGATCATAGCCCGCCTCGGTCGCCTTGGATCGCAGCGGTGACAGGTGCCCCAGATAGATCAACTGCTCAATCGAAACTGGCTCGATCAGATCGTCAAACAGCGCGGGCTTGTCAGTGATGAGGCCGTGGCCCAGCCGATATGGCGTGGCTGTCAGGCCAATGATCCGCATATTCGGATTGTATTTGAGCAAGGCGTTGAGCAGATCGCGATAGCCGCCTTCATCCTTGTGGCTAACAAGGTGGCATTCGTCGATGATGCAAAGGTCGATGTGGCCGATCAGATGGGCTTTGTTCCGTATAGATTGGATGCCCGCAAACGTGATCGGCTCACCCAATTGCTTCCTGCCAAGCCCAGCCGAGTAAATGCCCATTGGCGCATTCGGCCAGTGCTGGCGCAGCTTCTCGGCATTCTGCTCGATAAGCTCCTTCACATGGGTCAGCATCAGGATGCGCGTCTCAGGCCACTCCTGCACGGCTTCCTTACATAGCGCGGCCACGATGTGGCTCTTGCCAGCGCCAGTGGGCAGAACCAGACAGGGATGCCCGCCTGGGTTGTTCTGAAACCAGTTGTAAAGATCGTCGATGGCGCGGCGCTGATATGGTCTAAGCATTATCCTACAATCTCTGCATTGGGAAAGATCGCCTTGACGGCTTCAATCTGTTCTGTGCCACAGGCGGCTGGGTTGGCGACGATCTCGCGGCTCTTGTAGCCATTGGGACCATTCAAGATGCGCTTGCTGTCGATCAGCCACGTTACGTGCAGCCCATCGTCCGATCCTTCGAACTCCCACGGCACCAGATCGGGATGGATGACATGGTCATCGCAGCCTTCGCGCTGAAAGTCCTCTGGGATGCCGTCAGCCTCATGGCGTTCGCACCGCCAGGT